AAAGTGAAGCAGAAGCAGAGCAGCAAGTAGAAGCAGAAGCAGATGAACAGTTCGGAGACGCTTACAGCTTTATGTCTCCTCAAGAAAAAGCTGAACGTGCTCAACAATCTCAAGCTGAAGAAACCCGTAGACGGGACGATGAGGCTAACGTGAATTTTTATCGCCAAGGAAGAGCAGAAGGCTCTTTAATGGTGCCAGAAGAAGGTATGCCAGTAGATACATACGACAACATACCTCCAGAAGAAATGGATGAAGCGATGGCTTCACAGCTTCCTGATGATGAGATGGAAGATAGTTATACAAGTTACGTCATGGATGAATCCCTTGACGATGAAGAACAAGAATATTTAGCAGGTGTATTACAAAGTGATCCAAGATTATCAGATATATTGGACAAAGTAATTACAGTTGCATCAGAGTTTTCGGGTGCTGGCGAAGTTGACGGCCCCGGAACTGGTGTATCAGACTCTATCCCCGCTCGGTTGAGTGATGGAGAGTTTGTTATTACCAAGAAAGCAACCGACCAAATAGGCGCAGACAATCTCCAACTTATGATGGATGATGCTGAACGTGCCTACGATGGCGGTTATCAAATGAAGGCTATTGGCGGTTATATGGAAAAAGACCCAGAAGAGCAAGATTCACCCCTCTCTCAAACAGACGAGGAAATCAAGAAGCTCATGATGGGTGCAAATAAGATGCCTAGTCTTCGGTAATTTTTACGGCTACCTTGGTAAGACAAGCCCCATAAACTTGACGGAGTTAATATGGCTACCTTGCAAAGACACAAGCCCCGTAATGGAGATTGAAGATGTCAGAAGTACAAGAAGAAGTTAGTAACCCATACAATGCAACTAAAGAATGGCACACAGAAGATGCGCCAAACCAAGGTACAGCAGACGGGTTATTTTTTGAACGTCCACAGGCTACCCCTGAAGAAGCGGCCCCTGAAGAAAAAGAGACGCGCAAAAGAACTAACTATAAGAAAAGATACGATGATCTAAAAAGACATTATGATCAGAAGGTTTCTGAATTTAAGCAAAAGGAACAAGAACTCGTAGCGCAAGCAAGAGCAATTGAACCTCAATATCAACCACCTAAAAGTATGGAAGATCTTGAAAGCTTTAAAGAAGAATACCCTGATCTATATAACACTGTTGAAACTGTAGCACACCTACAGAGTCAACGACAGGTAGCTGATCTTGAAGCACAACTACAGTCCATGCGTCAGCGTGAGTCTGAAGTATTGCGACAGGATGCTGAACTTACATTGAAAGAACGTCATCCAGACTTTGAGGACATCAGAGGAGATGAAGACTTTCATGCTTGGGCAGACGAGCAACCTGAACAAATACAGGATTGGATCTATAAGAATCCTGATAATGTTGCATTAGCATCAAAAGCTATTGATCTTTATAAATTAGAAACTGGCAAAGCTCAATCAAAACAACAGCCCAGAAAGCAGTCTAGGGCATCAGCGGCTGACATGGTTTCAACTAAAACAACCAATGTAGACGCTGGACAGCCTAAAATCTGGACTGAACGGGAAATAGGAGCTATGTCCTTAGACCAGTTTGATAGATTTGAAGAAGATATTAAACAAGCAATGGTTGAAGGTCGCGTAGTTCCATAATTAAATTTGTGTTCTTAGGAGAATATTAACATGGCTTATAATCAATCAGATCAGTTTTTTGAACCATCAACAGACACCAATGCTAACTTTGGTAACTCTGTTGCAGGACAGAACAATTCGTTCTTCCTACCTAAAGTTTATTCCAAGCAGGTATTAAACTTCTTCCGTAAGTCTTCTGTAATTGAAGCAATCACTAACACTGACTATGCTGGCGAGATTGCTGCATTCGGTGACAGTGTACGGATCATCAAAGAGCCTACGATTACTGTTTATCAGTATGAGCGTGGCGCAGACGTAACAGCTACTAAGCTAACCGACCAAGAAATTACTTTGGTTGTAGATACAGCTAACGCATTTAAGTTTATCGTAGATGATATTGAAACCAATATGTCTCACGTTAACTTCCGTGACGTTGCAACCTCTTCAGCAGCTTACGCATTGCGTGATGCTTTTGATGAAGGTGTATTGGCTTCTATGTTTAGTGGTGTATCAGCATCTAGTCCTAACCATATTCTTGGTTCTGACAATGCTACTGACCTTGCTGCTGGTACTTTTGACGGTACTGGTAACTTAGACCTTGGTTTTGCTTCAGGTGAGCATGACCCTCTAGATATTATGGCACACATGGCACGTTTGCTAGATGAGCAGAATATCCCAGAAGAAGGTCGCTGGTTTGTAGCTTCTCCTGACTTCTACGAAGTACTCTCTAGCTCTAGCTCTAAGCTATTGTCTGTAGACTACAACGCTGGTCAGGGTTCAATCCGCAATGGATTGGTAAGCTCTGGTAAACTACGTGGCTTTAACATGTACAAGTCCAACAACATTCCTGCGGTATCTAATGCTGCTGGTCAGGTTTTGGCTGGTCACATGTCTGCTACTGCAACTGCACAAACAATCACAAGCACTGAAGTCATCCGTGACCCAGATAGCTTTGGTGATATTGTACGTGGCTTGCACGTTTATGGTGCCAAGGTACTGCGACCAGACGCTCTGGTTTCAGCATTCTACGGTATTGACTAGACCTTTTAGGATGGGGCTGCTTCGGTGGCCCCTTTCCTTTTTACTGGAGATAAAAATGCCTCAACTTGGTTCAGATGAAAAGCCTATGATGTTAAGAAGTACTATTACTGGTAAGGGTAGTAGAGTTCGTAAGGGTAGTAACTATTCACGTTATAAAGATAACTTTGATAAAATTTTTAATAAAGACTCTGACCCTGAGTGCTCAACAGAGTTAGAAGGTGCTAGAGCAATTAGTAAAACTTTTTCAATGGGGCAAGATTAATGAAGTATAAAGAAAATAAATATACAGGCAGAAACCTTATGATGAGTAAAGGCAGTAAGGTTAAATATAATAAAGGTGGCTATGCTTCTGTTCAAGATATGGAAAAGATGTGTAGCAGTAAGACTGTCAAGCAGAAAGTAAAATGAAAGGCGTTAAGCATTATAAAAAAGATGGTACTGAATTTAAAGGCAATACTCATAAGATGCCTGATGGTTCTTTGCATACAGGAAAAACACATGGTAAAACAAGTGTCAAGCTATTTCATATGAAAGACTTATCTAAGAAAGCAAAAGAAAAAGCAGGAAAGTAAATAATGGCAACATATCTAGAATTAGCAAATGAACTTTTGCGTGAAATGAATGAAGTTGAACTTACTAGTTCTAGCTTTCCGTCTGCTGTAGGTATTCAACAACATGTTAAAGATTCTATAAATAGATCATACTTAGACATTGTTAATGAAGAACCTCAATGGCCTTTCCTTGCTGCTGCTCTTAGCGGTGAAACAGACCCTATGTACGGTAATGTATATGTAGAAACAGTAGTAGGACAGCGTTGGTACACAATGAAACCTACTAGCTCTTCACTGACTACTGACTATGGTTACATTGATTGGAATAACTTTTACTTAACTACTGTTGGTGTTTCTGGTGAGACTAGCCCTTACACATCACGTAATCTAAGATTTATGTCTACAGATGATTGGAAGGACTACAGAAGAATCTCTGAAAACTTAGATGATGCAGATACTCAAAACTATGGTGTGCCTAATAGTGTAATCAAAAGCCCAGACAACCGTAAGTTTGGTCTGAGTAACATACCTGACAAAGTTTACCGTGTATGGTTCTATGCTTATGTACTACCTACAGAACTAACAGCTTACAGTGACGAAACAGTTTTTCCAAATACTTACAAGCCTGTATTACTTAACAGAGCTAGATATTATATTTATCAATTTAAAGAAAGCCCACAGTTTTCAGCTTTTGCATTAGAAGATTACAAGCGTGGCTTACGTTTAATGAAAAGTAACTTGATGACACCTAATCCCGGTATTCTTACCGATGATCGTATGAGGTTTGTTTAATGTCACAGCCGTTTGGTCTATCAGCTAGAGGTGGTCTATACACGAGCCTTAACCAGCTTGAGATGCTTCAGCAGCCCGGTATTGCTTCTAAGCTTATAAACTTTGAAGTAGATATTAACGGCGGCTACAGGCGTGTCAATGGTTTTAATCTTTTTGGTGGAACCAGTGCTGCTCGTCCTTCTGGAGATACAAAAATACTAGGTATTAGAGGCTATGCTGATGGTGTAGTTGTTTGTGCTAATACTGGTATATTTTTTAGTCAGGATGGTACTTCATGGATTTCTATATCTAAGTCTAGCGTACACAGCAGTGGTGATAACTATTCTACATTTACTGGGCGCACAGATTTAGCACGTACTAACCAAGGTCAAACTAGCTTTTCATTCTTTGAAGGGCTTTCAGACTATGGTGAAATTATTATATGCGATGGAGTAAACAAGCCTTACTTCTTTAGAATGCAGGGTACTGGTGTTTTAACTTCTCGTACTTTCTTTGCAGGTGAGATTACTGTTTCTGGCTCTGTTGCTCCAGCAGTAGGTACTATACATGACAAGCACTTAGTAGTTGCTGGTGCAGGTGCTACTTCTAACACAATCTACTACAGTCATACAAATGACCCTGATAACTTTTCAGGGGCTGGTGCAGGTTCTATTGTACTTGAAGACCAAGTAGTAGGACTAGCTAGTTTCCGTAGTGACTTAATTATTTTTT